GGGGGGAGGGGGTCAAGATTTGGACGAGCGAGAAAAGCAGCACCATTCAACCACCCCTTTAAAAAATAATCCAATTGGGGATGTTTCACCCAATCCCTACGTTTCACCGAATGATGAACCAGCCCAAAGGAGTGAAAGACTGGCCAGTGCTGAGAGCGACCCCTTGACAGATTATCCTCACCTGTCAGTAGTTTGGCATGAGCAGTCCAGTTAGTTACGATTTGCAGGGGCAGGGTGGTGGTAAAGTTATTACCTCGGCTAGTGGTGCGGTTACGGGAACATTCCGTTGGGTTCAGGTTATTACTGATACGGTGTTCAGCGTGTTTACGGCTCCTAACATTACGACTTCGACGGGATTGCAGACGATTACGATTCCTGCTGGTGTGGGGATTGGCGGTAGGATTACGGCATTAACGGTGACTAGCGGGGTTGTTATTGCTTACGATATCTGATGAGTCAGTTTGGATCAGGAATGTCCGATCTAATCGGAGAGGCTGTTGATCGTGGATTCTTTGGTGTGAACCAGAGGCTCCAGCTTAACCAGTTAAAGGAGGGTGAGGTCAGGGAGTCCCTTAACGGGCGCATGGAGGGGTATTGGAAGCCCCGGAAAGGGGTTGTTACGAGGACTGAGTCACTGACCACTGGTGGTAGTCCCTTGCAGTTGCCGTTTTTCTTGGTTGGAACTAGCATTTTAATTACTGCTGCTTCTGTTACTAGTGGCGTTGTTACGTTGACTACGGCTTCTAATCACGGGCTAACAGATGGTTCGACGTTAAATATTGGTGGGATTATTTACACAACTGGATCAGACCCTAATGGCGTGTTTGTTGCAACTACGGCTGGTGGAACAAGTATAACCTATCCGCTTACAGGAGGTTCTGGAACATACACGGTATCTGCCACCTCTCCAGTGTCAGAGGTTGTTACAACTACATCAAAGGTCATTGCGTCTTCTAGCCTTGCATCCAATGAGGTAACGATTGTTGTTACTGCTGGACATGGGTTTGCGGCAAGCAGCGTGGGATATGGTCTAATTGCTGGATTAGCTTTTACTGGGACTGATCCAAATGGGGTTAGGCTTTTAACTTACGTTTCCTCAACGCAGATGAAGTTTCCTGTAACCGCCGCGACCACTGCTGTTTCTGGTGCTGGCACATTATCTCAAGTTCCAATCAATGATGCGGCTAACGTGAACGTAAGGGCTTCTTGTTTGTTCAGCGATCCTAACTCGGGTAACGCTGAGAGTGTGGTGTTGGCATTGGATTCTAAAGCTATTCTAGTTACCCTTAGCGATCAGAGTCAATACACCACGCAGGATATTGAGTATCCTACTGGTAAATCCTTGAGTGGAGATACCGACATGATACAGGCGTTTGATCGTGTGTTTCTGTTTCGTGATGGGACGCAGGCGTTTGAGTGGTTCCCTAACGGTCGGCAGATTGAGAGTGCTAGTCAGCCAGCCACTCCATCAACCACTGTTACGATGCGGATCAAGGATCACGGATTAAGTGCAAATGACACTATTGTTGTCAGTGGACTTAGTGGAGGGAACACCTACAACCCTAATGGCACGTTCACTGTTCTAGCCGTCACGGACAAGGATGTGTTTACATATACATCAGCGGGAACGCAATCCAGCACAGCAAACTTTGTTGTTACCGCCGGGGTGTTAAGGGCGGGGTTTACACTCGTCCCGGGAGGAGCCTACACGCAGCCGCAGACATTTATTGTTGCTGGAAGTAGTAATGTGGAAGCGTCAAATGGACTGGTTACTATTAATAAGAGTACACTTGGAAACACAACGATAGCAAAAGGGGACACCATTGTTATTTATGAGACGACCATTGATGAGTTCACCTCAATAGTTGGAAAGGAATTTGAAGTATTTTCCGCAAACACCACAACGATTACGTTTTATGCTCCGATTGGAACTAAAAATTCATTTAGTGGAAATCTTGAGTTCGGAGGCAGGTTTAGCGTAGGCGGTGGTTTCATACATCAGCCAGCCCCACCGTGGGGGGTCTACTTCCAGCGTAGATTGTGGGTTCCGTTTTATTATCAACCTGCTGGTACGTTTGATTTGCCATCCTACACGGATAGAAAGATTACCGATGAAATATCCGTTTCGGACATTCTAGACAGCCATACGTTCGATCAGATAGCTAATCAGTTCCGCATTACGGGTGGAACGACTGATTATCTTGTGGGGATGCAAGGATTCTATGATGACAGCTTAGTTGTTTTAAATCGTAACAGCTTGCACTTAATAAGTGGGACTGCTGGTAGCTTAACTGACACCAAGGTTACGCAGTTGACCACTGAGGTTGGCTGTTTGGCGAGGAAGAGTGTCGTTATGAAGGGGAACGCCATGCTATTCCTGTCGGATGACGGGGTGTATTCCGTCGAGTTCCTAAACGACTACAACCTTCGGGGTGCTGATGAGCCTGTTTCCAAGAATATTCAGCCATATATCGACCGGATCAACAAAAACCTAGCCCCAGAGGCTGTCGGGGTGCTATTCAACAATCGATACTACCTCGCGGTGGCATTAGATACCATTGCTGGTGCAAATGATGCCATTGGGAACAACACGATCCTCATATACAACTTCTTGAACAAGGCTTGGGAGTCGATTGACACATTCGGAGCTAGTGACTTTGTCATAAAAAACCTTATCATTGGTAGTGCCGCAGAAAGAAACAGCATTTACGCCGTAACATCATTAGGGGGGGTACATGAATTAGAAGCGGCAGATAGTTCCGATGACATCCTTCTCTCGGCTGGGGCTGCAAGAAACATCCTGATCAATTCCTCGCTCACTACCCGGGGCTATGATATGGGGAGCCTCGACCGCAAGCGTTTCACCGATGGGCAAATCACCATGCAATGCGTTGGTGGTGGTCTCGGAGAGTATGAAATATCATTTGCGGCGGAGGATCCCGACAATACCCAGCCAATCGGCTCCACGACCACCTTCCTCGGAGGAACAGTCCTAGGCACTGGCTCATTGCCCGAGGATGAGACCGGGAATATCCGGTTCCGGCTGGGTGGGATTAGGGGCTATGTAGGAAGCCTAACCTTGACACGCACAATCGGTTCACCTAAGGTGACTTCTATTAAGGTCACTGGGTCTGTGACAAATAGACAAATCATATCACAAACATAATATGCCCGGAGTCGTAGAAACAACTGATACATTTACTACTAATCAAGTAATTACTAGCACGTTGATGAATAACATCATCGACCAGACATTGTTTACAAGTCAAGCAATAGCTGATTCAAATACAACACTTGCTTTAGTTTCTGGTAGGTTGAAGGTGGGAACCATTACGTCAAATGAGATGGGGAATGGTGCTGTTACAACTAATGCAATAGCCTCATCAACAAGTTCTACCAGTGGAGTTACATTTGCAAAAATACAATATGTAAACAACATGAAAGCACTAGGAAATGTTTCTGGTACGCTTGGTGTTGTATCTGAAGTTCCCATTCTTGATGAGGATAACATGATAAGCGACAGTAATACTTCATTAGCTACTCAGCAAAGCATTAAGTCTTATACTGATAATAAAGTAGCAGCAGTAATTACAAGGCGAACAGCAGTAGCCACTACTAGCGGAACAAGTGTTGATTTTACATCTATACCATCAACAGTTAAACGCATTACAGTAATGTTTGATGCGGTTAGTAATAGCGGGGGGGATAATTATATTATTCAAATTGGAGATGCTGGAGGTATTGAAACTACTGGATACGTTTCCTCAGCAAGTGATCGTGGTGGAGAGCAAACAGCTACCAATGGATTTTGCATATCAATGGGTAATACATCTGCTTCAGTCAACTATGGAGTTATTGTAATAAATAATATCACTGGTAACTCGTGGGTATCATCAGGAGAATTTTCAAGAGAAAACGTTGTTGCGTCATCCGCTGGTTCTAAAACACTATCGGCAACGTTAGATCGCATACGCATTACTACTATTACTGGGGCTAATACTTTTGATGCAGGACAAGTAAACATCATGTATGAGTGATCTTGAATGAACCCACG